GTAGCGCGGGGCGCCCTGGTCGCCGCGCAGGAACGCGCGCAGCTCGGCGTCGGCCTGGCTTTCCTGGACGCCGCCGCGGACCTGCGGTTTGCCCTGCAGCCGGTCGAACGCGTCGTCGGCGTCGCGGGCCCGCTGCTCGGTGTCCAGCGCCGACTTGATCCGCTTGTCGAGGTTGTCGAGTTCCTCATTGAGCGAGTCCCACTGGCCCTGCTCTTCCGCGCTGAGTGCGCGGTTCTCCTCGACTGCCCGCTCGGCGATGCCCTTGGCCTGTTCCCAGACATTGAGCCGCCGGTCGCGCAGCCGCTTGGCGATCTCGCTCATTGCGAGAGTCCTTTCGGCTGAAGTTGGTTGACTGCGCGAGGTGGCTGGCGGCCTGCCTCTGGGGATTTGGTGCTTGGACGCACATCGCCGCCGGGTGGCTTTCGGCCTGCCCAGCGGCGACGTGAATTGGTAGGGACTCGTTCGGGACGATCGGCCGGGTGGGTGACGCCCTGTCCGGCCGGGATCCGCCCCGGTGTGCTACTTCGGGTTGGTCAGTGCGGAGAGCCGGGCGTCGATGTCCTTCACGGCCTGCGTGTCGCCGCGGCCCTCGGCGTCGGCGCGCTGCGCGGCCAGCTGCTGAACTTCGAGCTGGTCCGGCGCGGACATCGAGTCCGGATCGGCCTTCTTCGCGGTCTTGGCTTCCTCATCCTTTGTGGACACGGCACACCTTCCTAGCTCCAGGGGTCTTCCTTCTTCGAAAGAAGTGCCACCATCGCCGCGGCCCCAAACGTCCGGGGCTTCGGCTTGGGCATCGGAGCCCCGGAGGAAACCTTGAAGAAGCGGTGCAGCTCGTTCATCTCGGCGGCCGAGCGGACCTCTTCGACGTCGGCGTCCATCCGTTCGGCGAGCGAGCGAAGGCCGGCGGACGTGTCGAGGTAGGCGGGTGCGTTGACCGGTGCGACGTCGACCAGCTGGCCGGTGACGAGCCGGCGCAGCGGATAGCCCTGGTCGGACATCGTCCACTCGTCGCCTTCCTTCGGAAGCCGGAAGGCGAAGGACGACTTGCGCACGTCACCGCGCTGCACGAGTTCGACGACATCGGCGCGGGACTGGGGCGGGTCGACCAGATAGTCCAGGCCCGTCTCATCCAGCGACAGAGTCAGGGTGCCCGCCCCGGACGTGCCGAGGAGCATGTTGTCGTCGTGGTTGTAGCGGGCCATCACGTCGGGCCAGCCGTCGCCGCGGGACTTGTTGAAGAATGACCGTTCGACGACCTCGACGAACCCGCCGAGGTTCTGGGAGACCCGCCCGAACATCGCCGCGTAGCCGCCGATGCGCGGCTTGTCGCCGACGACCCGCAGCTCGACCGGCACGAGGGTGTATCTGCGCTCGACCGCCATAGTGGCGCCTTCCTTCATCTCTGAGCCGTGCGAGCGGCCCTCGTTGACCTGGTTGCCGATGTGCTTCACTGCTGGACGGTCGGTGATGAACAAGCGGAGCTCGGCGCCGGCGCGCAGGAACACGTCATCGGCGGCGGACCGGTGCGGCAGCGCCTTCAGCGCGGCGAGCTTCGCGAGGAGCGCCGGTGTGACCTTGCCGTCCGGGGTGAGGCCAAGCCGTTTCTGGGCCTTCTTCACCGCCGCCGTCGTTTTCGGCCCGAGCTTGCCGTCGTCCTTGAGTGCCTTACCGGCCGAGTCGGTGACGCCGAGCTTGTTCAGCGCCTGCTGCAGCTTGTGCACCTGCGGGTCGCCGTTGGGCATGCCGTAGCCGGGTCCGCGGCCGGTGTCCGGGTCGTAGGCGAGGGTCCCGTGATCGGATCCATGAGCCGGCGTGTGACCCGTGTGCTTCTTCGGCGCGGCTTTTGGCTTGGTGGTTTTCTTGGCGGTTTTGCTTCCGCCACCACCCGACGTGAACTGGCCGCCGGTGGATGAGCCGGCCGGCGCGTGCATGTCGTTGTAGCGCGGCTCCATCAGCTCACCCATCAGCCAGGCCCCACTTTCTTGCCGCGCGGCGGCTTCCCGTGCGTCACCCTGTTCTTGTCGGAACCCGGCCAGAAATGGAACACGTCGTGAAACCACTGGGCTGCGGTGCGCTTCGCCTTCCCCGGCGACATGTACTTGAGCAGGTGGTGATAAAGCTCGGTCCATGGGTCCGGTGCGTCGGCCCACTTCGCGAGCCCTTCGCCCTTGGTCCAGTACTCGTGCAGCTGCGCGGCGCCCTTGAGACCCTGCGCGCTCTTCGCGACCCGGCCCTCGAGTTGCTGGATCAGGTCGGCGTCGGTGAGTACCCAGTCGTCGGGGAGGTGACCGTCGTCGACCGACTCGGGTCCCGGGTCGCCGTCCTCGATGTCGCGGCGCGCGGTGAGCTGCAGCAGTGCATGCTGCGACGACAGCGTGAGCGACACGTCGAGGCGCTTCGCCGCGGCCTGGATCCTCGCGCGGATCTGCGCGGCCTGCTCCGCGGTGTACTTCGCGGCGCTGCCCGGCTCGTTGATGCCGTTCCACGATGCTCGGATGTGCCCGGCGGAGTCGATCGGATAGCGTTCGGCGCCGTCGTCCTGGAAACCGGGATCGGCGAATCCGGCACGCAGGGCCCTCGGCTCGACGGGAACGGCGTCGATGATCTCGCCGCGCAGGGTCGTCGGTGCGGCTTGCTGCTTGGCCAATACCTCGAGCGGCGTGTAGTCGTCGCCGCCGGCGATCGGCATTTCGTCCTCGAGCGCCCGGAGTTCGTTGATCGAGTTGAGGCCGACGCTCCGGGCGACCTGGTACGCGTTCATCCGGGTCGTCAGGTCGGAGCGCAGCAGCGCGTCGATGTTGAACTTGACGTACTGGGGCCGCGGGGTGAGCCGGTAGAACGCACCCTCGAGCAGTTCCAGCCAGGGGCGCAGCGTGAACTTCAGGAAGTTCAGCGAATTCTGCTCGACCGTATTGTAGGTGAGCGGGCCGCCCGCCTCGCCGCCGATCATCTCCGGGGGAATCCCGTACACGGCCGCGATCTGGGTGGCGTTCATCTTCAGCGTCTCGACGAATTTCGCTTCGTGTGCGGAAACGCTGATCGGCTTGTATTCCCAGTCCGACCCGTACACCAATGGCTTGCGCCGGCGAATGGCGTTGTTCAGCCGGGCGGAAATGATGTCGGCTTCGGTCTGGTCGACCTTCTTCTCGGTGTTCTTGAATTCACCGGGCGGGACGGCGCCGTTGTCGAACCAGTCGGAGGTGTAGTTCTGCGCGGAAATCCCGGTAGAAACAGTGACCGCACACGCCCCGATCGGCGACAGCCCCTGAACCCGGCCGGGGACGGTGAACCAGGGAATGTGAATGAGGTCCTCGGACGGGATGATCCGCCCTTGCCAGTACCAGGTGGGATTCGCGAACGAGCCGGGCCCGGAAGCCTGCCGGTCGTCGACGAACACGCCATCCGGATGCAGCCATTCGACCATCGTCGGGTACTGGTCCCGGTCCCGCTGCGTGATCAGCCCGTAGGCATTTCCTCGAAGGGCAAGGGACGTGACCGCCCGGTGCAGCCAGTCGTACAGCGTGCCCTGGACCGAGGGGCTGACGAACAGCGACGGCGTGCCGATCCGCATCCGCCCGTCGCCGGTCTTGCGGTAGGCCTGCAGCGGCAGCGACGCGACCTGGGAGGCGAGCAGCCGCACCGCCGCGAACACGGGGATCAGGCTGAGCGCCTGCTCGGCGGACACCGAGCTCGAGCGGGCGGGACCGCCGACGTCCCACGGCACCGAGATGGCCCGCTGCTCCTCCTGCTTGGCTCCCTGGTTGGCTCCGAGGATCCGCAGCGCAACCTCACGCAGCCCCATCCGACCCCCGCTCACCAGTTGTCGTCGGGTGCGCCGAAGTCGGCCACGCTGTCCAGGACGGAGTACGCCTCGCGCGCCTTCAGGGTGTATCCGAGGTCGGCGAGGGTGACGGCCATGAGTGGCGCGACGTCCGGCCCGTCCTCGTTGCGCCGGTCGAACGCCTTCGCATCGCCCCGGTCGCGCCAGTCGGCGCTCTTCGCCGCGGCGTCGAGCGACGGATGCGGGCGGACGCGCACGTCCCGCGCGTCGACGTTCTGGCCGGCAATCCCGACGTACACCGACGTGCAGGCGCCGGCGACATCCCGCCCGATAGGCCTGAACACCTCAATGTCCAGGTGCCGCTCGATCGCCGGGATGAACACGTTCGCCGGCCCGGCCGGGTCGACCACGATGGCCACCGGGCCAAACTGGGCCTTCTTCTTCTTCAGGTTTCCGATCAGTCGGCCCTCGTCCGCGGGGAACCGCTCCACCAACTCGAGGTGCCGCTTGCCATCCGCACGACGGCCGGCCGCGCCGATCGAGATCGTGTCCAGTTCCCGGTTGAGTTCGACGCAGTACGCCGGCGGCGTGACGAGTGCCGAGTCGGGATCCTGCGCGGCCTGCCAGTCGGGCTTGCTGAACACGGCCCACTCGGACATCGACTGGACGCGCTGGCA